CAGTAATTTCAGAATTTAAATTCTGAGTCACAACGCTTTCAACCATTGTAGCAGCACGTTTAACAAATGCTTCTTTTACCTTCTTGATTTCTTGACGTCCTTCACGGATCAACTTAACCTTGGTTTCAGCTAAGTCCTTCTTGTCTTTGAAGAATTCTGTAATTTCTTGAGCCAATGCCTCAACAACAAATTGTTCTAATGCACCAAATTTAGTTGCCATAGCAACTTGATCTTCATGCAATTCTTTAACTTCTGATGCTAAACGACGAGTAACGAATTCCTTCATTACGTATGCGTTTTGCTTCATAGCCTTAGCATACTTTACTTTCATTTCTGCTAATTGCTTACGATCATCTGCAAACTCAACAAGCTCAGATGCTAGTTGCTCGCTGATCATACGATCTACGGCTTCAACCATTGTCTGCTTGTCATGTTCATACTTTTGTGCGAACTCTTCGCGTAATTGAAGTGCAACTTGTTCCTTGTTCTCGTTTACACGAGCTTCCCAAGCTTCTTCAATTTGGCCTTTGATCTCTTCAGAAACCACATTGTTTTCAAATAACTGTTTTAACGCATCCAACATGTGATTCTCCTTGTTATTGGAGTTTGCCAATTATTGCTAATAGGCTCTCTTTGAGATATTTTTGTGCTTTAGGATCACCCTTAACCTCTTGCGCTATGCGTAAGGCATTATAACCACCACGACTGTTCATCAAGTGTTCATAAATTGGTGTAGGATATGCTCCTGGAGCACTAGGTTGAGCTACCATATCTACTGTGATAATCTCAAAATCTGAAACTTCACCGGAACCGTCATCTTTGACGTTTCCGGATCCGCGTGACGAAACACCTAATTTAACTCCGCTTTCCAGCATTGTGCGGATTAGTTGTCCCATAGGGGTTGGTAAAATTTTCAGTTTACCGTAACCATTAGGACCATCCATCCACATATTAACAATCATATGCGACACACGGTCCAGGTTAATTTTTAGATCATCTGGATGATCCACTTCTCCGAGAACTGAATAGCCGTTCTGAATCTGATCGTTTAAGGTTTTGACAGCCTTGCCAATCTCATTAACAGGATATACACGCTGGTTAGCGTTTCTTATACCGCCCTGGATACAAATCCCGGACATGTATAAGTTTTTTCCTTCTTTGTCATCAGATTCAACGACCATTTTGGCTTCGTTGAAACTGAGATTCTCTCGGAGGTATAAAGACATAATTTAGTTAGTCTCTGTATTATTTTGCACGTTTTGGTGCGCCGTTGATCATGCTGTTTTTGTTATCAGCTTTCTCGCTTGCACCTTTCTTCTCTGGACCGTGTCCTGGTTCACGCTTTGTAAAACCTGTCTTACCAGCTTTACCGCCTGGAACGTTCACGTTACCAAAGTTTTCTTCTTTAGTAGAAGGATTTAGTAAACCACCTTGTGTGCCGCCCTTCTCTGTTGAGAATGACTTAGCGATGTTAGCAGTTGTACCACCCATGTCGTTCTTGCCAGCAACGATTGACTTGGTGTTTTGACCATTGTCACCCATCTTAGCTGTTGGAACCTTGATTGTGTATTCCATCAAACCAGCAAATTCGTCCATTTCTGCGTCGCCGCCCATCTCATCACCGCCGAATTCATCACCAGCTGCATGGATAGCGTCCATATCGTGGCCACCTTCTTCTTCTTCTTGTGACAACAATTGTTCAAATTCTGCTTTTAGGTCTTCCAAAGCGTCTTCTAGATCCATTACGCGATCTTCGATAGCACCGTCTTCTTCACCTTCTTCTTCGCCGCCGAACGGATCTTCTTCACCGTCGTCTTCACCTTCTTCGTCGTCAGCGCCGAATTCATCGTCAGCACCTTCTTCGTCATCAGAACCTTCTTCTTCTTCACCTTCTTCTTCCTCTTCACCTTCTTCCTCTTCTTCAGAGTCATAAGGATTACCAGTGTCTTTTGGTGCCTTAGGTTCAAAACTCTCTTCTTCCTCTTCTTCTTGTGCTTCAGAGAAATCAGATTCTAATAATTCTTCGTAAATTTCACGAGATTTTGCTACCACGATATTGTGGAAAATCTCTTTAGCTGCATCCTGATCTTCGTTGATCAAGGCATTTAACATTGCTTCAAATTGAGCGCGGTCAGTCATGTTTGTTCTCCTGTGATTGTATTATTACAAGGCTGTATTATATTTACTCAGATGTATAATTTTTGTGCTCATATGGCACAAAAATGCCCTGTTTTGACTATTTTTTGTGATTATTGTGGTGCTGCAGGTGGTGCAGCATACATTTTATGAATAAAACTTAGTTCGGTTTCCTGTTCTAAGATATGAGCTTCACTACTCTTGCGAAGTTCATTAATTTGTCGTAACGTGAGTCTAGTCTTGCGAGTGTCAGATCTGCTCATAACAGAGTTATCACGTTTTGGCGTATAACGTAAGTCATTTGCCACATGACGTGTATCTGCATCAATGTAAAACAATTCTCTAAGTATCATAATAATATTTATGCAATTGGTGCCGGAGCAGGGGCTGCAGGTGCTGCAACATTAGGTGTTTGCCCTGCACCACCTTCTGCTCCCATATCGCCAGCAATATCATCTGGTGCTGATAAATCATCTGCTGCACCTAAATCACCTTCAATACCAGCAGCACTTAAACCAGCGCCACGCAATTCACCAGCAGCATCAGTATGTGATGGCTCGCCTTCACCGTTCTCTTCTGCCCAATAACGTTCGTTTTCTGCAACTTCTTCGTCTGTTAAACCTAAGAAACGCTTTAATGCAAAACGCTTAGACACAAATGGAACTGCTTGAATTGTATTAAATGTGTTAATACGTTCAGCATCAATAGTAGCTTGACGGCTACTTGCAAAGTTCATTGGTGGGTTAAATGCCAATTCAAACAAGTTGCTATCAATATTCAAGCCCTTGCTATTCATGTACATCTTGAATTCTTCATCAAACACTGATGTCATCAATGCTTGTAAACGCTCACAATACTTGTTAAAGCGCAATTCTTGGATATATGCAGTACCTACTCGGCCATCGTTAAAGTTTGATTGACTATCGTCAGAACCTGTTGGCAAGTAACTACTTGGAATACGCAAACCACGGAATAGTTTGTTTGTAAAATACTTTAAGTCATCAATTTCACCAATGTTCTTACCACCCTCAAGCATAGTGACGTCAGAGCCTTTACCATCTGCTGTCTTAGGGAAGAAATAATCTTCATTGATTGATAGTGGGTTATACGCACTGTCAATAACGTTCTGTCCGCCCCCAGTTTGACTAGGAATACGGCGTTGGTGAATTTCATTCTTAACACGTTCAACGAATGCCATGGCCAAGTGGCTTGGCATATTACCTACGTCGATGTGGAATACACGGCGCTCTGGCGCACGTTGAATACGATAGATTAGAATAGCATCTTCTAATAATTCTTTTTGTTTGTATGTTTTAAAAACGTTTTCTAACAAGCTATTACCAAATGGGTAATTGTTATCCAAGCCCTCTGACAAACTAATATGCACAATATGTTCTGCATCAATTGCGCTTTCTTTCTCTTGTAAACCAAACTTTGAACCACTGCCAACGTTTGGACTACCAAATTGGCCAACGCCGCCACCGCCAGTAAAACTAGCAGTAGTAATAGAACTTCCACCGCTGTTACGTGGGTTAATATTTTGTGTAATTTGTGTAGCTACTAGATGTTCAAAGTTTGGTGCTAAGTCTTTAACAATGTATTGTTCAGGCTTCTTACCTTCGCTCTCGTTTACGATAACTTTGGTAATTTTGCTGCTATCAATCCAAGTCCATTTTGAATTTTCAGGATCACGAATGAAGAATGCATCTCCATACTTGTATACGTTGCGTACAATACGGAAAATACGTGTATCAAAATTTTGTAATTTGCACCATTGTTGCAAGTACTCACCAAGAATACGTATTTCTGAGTTAGTTGCTTTGTTGCGCCATTTAACTGCAAATGGGCTCTTGTTGTCTTTTAATTTTTGTGTACAGAACTCTGCTAAAATATCCAATGCTGCGTTAACTTCTGGATCACTATCCATTACTTCATACTGTGCATAACGCTCAACACGGTTTGGACTACCAGTATAGACATCAGGCAGGAAGCTGCTATAATTCGTTTGTGCAGGACCTGGTCGTGACGCTTGGTTTAGGCCAGAAACTGGTCCTAAACTTCCGCTAGTATCGACTGGTGTGAAATGTTTCTTCCAACTCATGTATTATCCTTAATTAGCAAACCTATTGTTTGATAAACTCTTTGTAGCTCTAACTTGCTTATCGCTTGCATCACTGATGTTTTCAGTGTGATTTAGCATATTAGTCATAGTGGTATTTAACTTTTCCAATTGCGACTTAATGTCGTCTAGAGTAGTTGTTGTGGCAGGAGCAGCCCCAGTGGCTGCGGGTGCGCCACCAGTTGGTAACGCATTTAATCCAGAAGTGAGACCGCGGGCAGCAACCCCTCCAACTTCCCCAAGTCCTTTAAGAGCATCAGATCCAAAGAATGAAGGGCCAGTTGGTTGGCGCATTGCTGCTTCATTTATACCACCAGTAACTGGTGTAGGACTTAAACCAGATTGTACACCAGCTTTTAATGCAGCACTAGCCGCATCTGATGTTGTCATTTTTTCACCAGTTTTGGTTATTACTTTACCACCAAGTAATCCATCATTAAATCTCTTAAGAGATGGTCCAACATGTTCGTTAATTGGTTTAATAACATGATTCGAAAACGCTGCACCCACGTCATTTGATCTTGACTCCAAGTTTACTAGAGCTTTAGTACTTTCCGCACCTGGTGCAGTAACTGGTGCTTTCGCTTGCTTTAGTGCTTCTTCATGTACAAGTCTGCGTTTCTCAGCTTCATCCTTAACCCCTGCAAATCTACCTTCCTTTTCCATTTTCAAGTAAAGGGCTTGCTCAGTTTTGTACACGTTGGTATTATCAGTCATCGACTGTTGCATTGCCTTACTTGCAACGTTGGTTGAACTCATTGAGGCAATCGTTAACTTCTGAACGTTGTTCTGGTTTTCCATCATACCAGCTTGTGCTTTTGCATTCATCTCAGCAGCCTGAGCATAATCACCGTTTCTAGCAGCTTGTGCTTGTGCGTATGTTGCTCTTGATTGCTCACCCAACACAGCCATTTGTGTTGCTGCTTTTTCGCTTTGTACTGTACCAGTAGCAAATACTTCCTTAAACACTTGTTCATCACCACGCAACTTTGCAGCTTCGTAGTTCTTCAAATATTCATCACGGATTTTTTTCTGCTCTTCTTCAGATTTGCCCATTGTTAACAAACGAAGTTTAGCTTCCACCTGCATGTCAGCTTGTGCTTCCTTCATTTGTTCCATTTGAGCTTTACGGCTAACACCAGTTAACTTAGCCATTGCATCCATTTCGGTTGCTAATGCAGTAGCAGATGCAATTGCTTGCGCTCTTGACTGTTGGTCGTTAGCATCCATTGTTGCATAATTTGAAACAGTTAATGCTAATACATCATTTAAATCTTTGTTTGTGTAACCGAGTTCTTTTAATGACCCAGTTACGTTACTATCAAACATTTCCTTGCTAAGAAGCGCAAATGAGTCTGCGCCTTTGCCAACGGATGTTGTTAGTCCATTAAACTTGCCTGCGTTCTTTTCAACTAAACTACTGAACTCATTTAAATCTAAACGGGCACCTTTGGCAGCAGCTGACATTGATACAATGTCTCCACCAAATGCTGAACCTGTGCTGCTCAAATTACGCCAAGTCTCTAAGTTGGGTTTGATTACACTTTCAATATCTCTATAAACTGATGCAGTTGTTCTATAAACCGCAGAAGTAGAGTCAATAGCCGCAGTTAAGGGATTGAATTTGTTAGTTACTTCCGAAACGTTTTTTCCGAAATTCCCTAAGCCGCCGTCTCCGCCAGCACTTGAGCTTGCCTTATTCGAATAGCCACCCCCACTCTCTTTGAGTGCAGCAGCAAACGCTTCTTTTAAGTCTTCTTTTGTTAAGTCAGCCATAGTAATCCAGTAGATGTACTGTATTTATGGTAATTCGAAATGGCTTTTAGTAGATGGAACCAGGCTTTCGTGGGATAGAAGCTAGTTTCTTAACGTTTGGATCGTTAGGGGTGTACTTAATTGCGTATTGTACTTTAGGATCCATATATGCATAATCGTTCAAATAACCCTGTGCGTCAGTAACGTCAATGCCGTTAATTACTACAGAATTCTTTGCACTACTTGCCACAGATAATGCATTTTGTAAATCAGCTTGCTTGTCTTTTGCTGCGGCCGCAGGATTTTTCTGCTGCTTGATTTTCTTCTCACTATCGTAGTAAGTGTCGCCCTTATTTTGCATAAAAGTGTTAATTACTGGGATTTCACTCAAGTACTTGCGTAACAAGTTCCAGCTTTCATCTGGGACTGTACCAACAGCAACTAATGCTCCGAAAAAGTTAGTTGCCATCCAATTTTCAAAAGTCTTAGTCATCATAAATGCTTGCAATGCAGTGAACACAGCTTGCTCAACAACTAAACCTGCAATAGCAGCTGGTCCAGTAAGAACACCGGAACCCAATGTCAACACACTGAGCACTACTCTAGCAAGCAAAAGTACAAGTCTTGAGTTGGCAATCATGTGGATAAACCATGGAGTAAAGAACTGCACAGTCCAAAGACCAATGAATGCTTTTCTTGCTTTTTCAAATTGTTCTGGATTTGTTTTTCCAGTCATGTAATGCTTTTCAGCTTGGTCTAAGTTATAGTATAATTCCACACAAATAGCTAATGAACCAAGGACACGCAAAACCCAAGACCAGTTACCAATCTTTTGTAGCAAGGATGTTTGTGCAGCAGCGCGGGCAGCAGCATTGCCATCATTTACAATACTCTGGTATACTTTGATTAATTCAGCGTCTGCACCGGGAACTTTTTTATATGCAGCAAGAGCATCCTTTGCAGCTTTTGCAGTAGCAGCAGGATCACTCGCAGCGGCTGATTTGCCCCATGTAAGTGGATTGTACCAAACCTCGCATATAATTTCGTTGACTTTCATAGGAGTATTTATTCGTTTTAGTTGACTATAAAATAAACCCACAAAAAGTGCGTATATAAATACCATATATTGCTCGGAGTAGATAATGAATCCATTACAAAAGTATTTTAGACAACCAAAAGTTTATATCAAATTACCATCTGGCGGACTGTACAGTAAACCAGGTACGTTCTCTGGTGACGTAAGTCACATGCCAATTTACGGCATGACCGGAATGGATGAGATTATTCTTAAAACTCCAGACGCCCTGTTGAGTGGGGAAAGCACTGTTGCAGTAATGCAAAGCTGTTGCCCAGTTATTAAAGATCCATGGGAAGTTTCTGTAATCGACATAATGATGGTCCTAACTGCTATTAGAATTGCAACCTTTGGCAATGAAATGACTATTGAGCATACTTGCTCTTGTGGTGCTGAAAACGAGTACGAAGTTGATTTAAACAAGGTTATCGAGCATTACATGAAGTGTGTATACAATAACTCAGTTGATGTTGGTGAAATAACTATTAAATTGCAACCACTTACATATAAGCAAAGCACTGAATTTAATCTAAAGAACTTCCAATTACAACAACGTATGGCTCAAGCAGAAGTTCTCGAAGAAGTAGAACGACAACCAATTATCAATGAGTTGTTTAAAGAACTTGCTGATACTCAAACAGAGATTTTTAAGCAAGCCATTGAAAGTGTTGAGATGGGAAATCAAGTAGTTACTGAACGCAAGTATATCAATGAGTGGTTAGAGAATTGTGACAAAGCCGTATTCGATGCCATTAAGAAGCAAAACTTGATGAATAACAAAACTTGGGAAATTCCCAGATTCCCAGTTAAATGCGATGCATGTGGAACTGAAGTAGCTCTGTCTGTTGACTTGGACGAATCTAATTTTTTCGTACAAGCCTAATTGGATTACCCGCTGATAAGATAGAAGAGCGACTAGTTAGGCTTGAAAAACAAATTCGTGGTTTTAAACAAGAGCTATTCAAAATTAGCTGGTACATGCGTGGTGGTGTTACAGTTGATGATTTACTTCACTCGTACTCATTTCATGATCGTGAGATGATTTACGAAGTAATCAACGATAACATTAAAACTTCAGTTGAAGCTAAAATGCCATTGATTTAAAAGGTTAACTGCGTTAACCTGTGTTTCACTTCGTTCAACACATTTTATTTCTTAAACATGATGGAAGTGATGACACGAAGTGTTTAGGATATTATCCAGATTAGCTAATCACTCTTTGCCCGAAGAACGGGCAAAGATTTCTGACATTATCCGAGTTGAACATATCACTTAGTGTTACTGCATTGCAGAGGCGGTCATCCGGTACCTCGAGCAGCGTCTTTATATGACGGCGGCTTACATATACACACTAACGTATATGTAAACGTGTGGGTGTTACCCACTCTTTTTCCCTTTAAAATCTATTCAAACAATCAAACCGCAGGATGTGTAGTTTCGCGATCGTGGTCCTGTTAAGGATACTGATTGAGTGCTCTTTTCAGCGAAGAGTCTTCGGTTCCCTGCGTCCCGTGGACCAGGTTTCTTCTGTTCGCCACCCGATTTAAGCCGGTGGTAGCCATTTACTGATAATGAGCCTTAAGATTTTAAAATGTGGGAGCCGTGTACTCTGACCTGAATATGACCATTGTAATAATCGTCTGATTCAAGTACTTTGCGAGCAAATTGTTCTCTTGCCTCTACGTATGAGCATTCTGCCTTAGATTTGCAGTAATATAAGATTTCCCTGGTGAAGTTGTCTGTGCCTAATGATTCAATATCTTTACTAAGAGCTGGGCTAGAGCCATAATACTCACGCCAATCCGAATCAATCTTGCCTCGAATTTTTTTCTTCTTCTTAGTGCCGTTTTTTAACTTAACTACTTTGTAGGTAGTTTTGCTGAATTTGGCTAACTTCTTGCCTATGTATTTTCGACCAGTTTGGATGTTAGTGATGAGATAAACGAAGCCTACACAATCTTCTGGTAATTCTTCAATGATCTCGTTCTGATAAGTCCACGACATCCACTAGTTAGTCTGATCGTTCGCCTTGCCCTTGCCTTTTTGGTTTTTCTTTCTTTCAAATTTCTCAGCGTCTAGTTCGTAGCGCCAATCCATTATATGCTTGCGGCGTGATATACACAGTTGCTTGATTTCGTTTAAAATCGTTCTTGTGTCCATGCCTGCCCGCCTGGTGCCTTTATTAACCCAGTCTTGATTTGCCTTAAAATATGCTCTGAAAAGTTGCATGAGTTTTTCATGCATCTCCTCATCCTTTCGCATCACCACCTTTGATAGCCTCTAATAACTGTTTGTGTTCGTAGCTCTTAATGAACTCGTCTTCACCTTCAAATTTTTCGCACTGGGCGATTGCTTGTTCAGCCGCCCATTTTACACGATATAGATCCTGCTTGCAAAGCCATTGAGCATGTTGGTTGTAATCGTGTCTACGAGTTGCATCGCGTATGCGTCTGCACAACTCGTAAACTTGCCCAATAGTCCATTCTTTAAGCATTTTCTTTATCGTCACTAATTTCCAAGTCAGTAGCATAGCTTGTAAACCCGTTCTCTTTAATAACTTTGAGAACATTGTTTACACGCCCAACCAACTCGTCCTTGTGTGAAATTAAGAATACATTCTTCTTACGTTCACGACTAATTTTCTTCAATGTTGCTAGCGCACCTTCAACGCCGCTTGCATCGAGTCCATTATCAATTAGTTCGTCAACAAATAATAAACTTACCTGCTGATACAAACTTTCCCAAACATCACGGAATGCTAGACTCAAGCTCAAAATTAAGCGAGTGCGTTCACCGCGGGATAAGTTGTCAAAGTCTAAGTCCTGACCTAATTGTGTAATTTCCACATTTAAGTCGTTTAGGAATGTAACAGTGTGCGGTAAGCCCAACTTGTCCAAGTAGTATGTAAGCCTATTGTTTAGGTACGCTAGGTTTTGATCTATAATCTTTTTGCGTATGAATGAATCTTTACTTGTTAATAATTTGAGCAGGAATTCCTGATGCTCTTTATATGTTGTAAGCTCGTTTACTGGAGTCCAATCAATTTCTTGCAACGCAGCATTGCGTAGATCATCAATTTGTTCTTGATAAGGGTCTATCTCTACTGCACGGGTTTCCAACTGTTTTTCCAGTGATTTTACGTTATTTTGATGCTTAAATGCCTCTTCGACAGTGTCATAATACGTGTTAGGACGCTGTAGAATCTCCCCGATTTCATCAATTTCGTGCAGAACTTTGTTTAAATCGTTGAGTAACTTAGTAGCATAACGCTGTGCTTCTTCTAGGTTTTCACGAGCTTTTTTAGTCATTTCTTCATGTTTGTGGTCGTGAAGTGCTTGCTCACATGCGTGACATTGCTTGTTTCCTAGTAGTTCTAATTCAGCCAAATACTTCTTTTGGCTGCGATCTGCTTGTGAAATAGCACTTTCTAAGGTTGCTCTTTCCTTGTTCAAGCTAGTAGAACGTGCTTTTCTGCTGTCATATTCTTTAAGTTCAGCGTGTAATGCTAGCTCGTTATCAATATTAACACTCTCTAACTCAACAATTGCGAGTGCAATTTTCTCAAGATCTGTGTTTCGTTGGCTGTTCCAAGCATTTTGTCTTACAATCAATGCATCAATGCTTTGTTGAATCTTGTCGTTGGAACGCTTCGTAGCCTCGATATTAGCTGATTCTTGTGTAATGGCGTCCTTGGTACTCTTAATGAGTTCCTTTAGCGTGTCGGCTTTGTCTGATAGCAGGGTGACGCCTAGAAGCTGCTCGATGATAATGCGCTGATCACCAGTTCGCATACTTAGGAACGGTTCAGTATAAGTGTTTAATGCAATAATATGCTTAAACATGTCGTGCGACATGCCCAAAAGCTCGTCAATGTCCTTTTGGGTTTCACGGCTGTCGCCCTGTGCTTCGTCAGTCTCTTCTTCTTGCTCAATATCGTTAACGTAGAACTTAATTAACGTGGGTTTGCGACCACGCTCAATCCTGTACTGTGTTCCATCCTTCTCAAATGACAATGTAACAAGCATATTCTTGTTATTGATTTTATTAATCAAATTGTCTTTCTTGATATTAGTGAGCGCATTACCGAATAATGCAAAACTTAGCGCATTAACGATTGTAGTCTTACCTGTACCATTGCGTGATCCGGAATCATCACCACCTTGGTCTAAGTTCTCACCTAGCACAAGTGTTAAATGTTCCTTGCAAAAGTCAACTGCTTGAGTTTGGTTACCCACACTCATGAAGTTTTTAACTGTTAGTTCTTTAATTTTAATCATAGATTATTGTAAATCTCCAAGAGCGTATTTTTGTCATACGCATCTGAGTCTATGCTCACAATTTGGCTAGCAACAATTTGGTCAACTGACTCAAATGTTTGAATATCAACATCAGTGTTGATCTCGATATCTTTACGTTCTGTGATCAACGTCAATTCTCTGATATCGTAGTTTGCCATGAAGCTTTCTTTAATAAAGCTCGCTTCTTCGTAAGTAATGTCAATGTCCAAAGTTACACGTAGGTGTTGTTTGGGTTTGATAATGTTATCAGCATCATCAATTAACTCACTTAGTTTAACTGTTCTAAATGTTGGCTGATCTGGCCATGCAAAATATTCTGGCTCACCGCCCCACTCTAAGATCATCATACCACGAGCATCGTCCCACGCATCTGCGTAGTTGTGTGGAAAGGCATTACCAATGTAGTGCATGTTGCCTTTACTTTGGCGTTTGTGGAAGTGTCCACTAAAGCCCAACTGATAACTGTCAAAAGCATGGAGTTGGATCTCGCCATGGTCAGGCATTTGCACCATTGCGTTCATATAGAAGTGTGGTAGCTCAAAGTGTCCGAAGATGTAGTCTGCTTTTTTCTTTCCGATTTGCTTCCACTCGTCTCCGACAAGCCATGGGCAAAGTGTAACATTTCCTTCTGTAATTGGATGATGTACAACAGTAATACCAGGAATATACTTCCCAAACTCAACACTGTGAATGTCTCGTTTGTCTTTGTAATATAAATCATGATTGCCAGGGAAGAAATAAAATTTATCGAACGCCTGACCGAGCTTTTCCAAGGCCCTAAGACTATAGTCCATAGTAGTGATATTGAGACTATTACGATTATGGTGCCAATCACCGAGAAAAATTCCTGTGTCACAGCCTTCCTCCTTTGCCTTTGCAATGTACCAATCAACAAAGTCTAAACAATCTTGGTTGTGTGTATTGCTATTGCTTTTTAATCCAAAGTGGATGTCTGTGAAACATGCCACTTTTTTAAATAAATTACTCATCATTATCTCCCCCAAACTGGACTAAGAACCAAGTTTGATACTTGTCCTCGGATATTTCCATATATCCAGCGGTGTGTCCTACTGGGTCGGTAGACACAATCTCACAATGGTAAACTCTTTTAAAGACTTCTTCAAGTTCTTTGGCACTAGAAGTCTTGTGAGACTCCTTAATGTGCATAAGTGCCTTACCAACCCTTGGATCGAATAAGTCGATCCTCATTCAGATTCTCCAGCCCTCTTCATAGCAGCTTCATGTTCACCTGCGCCAGTGCGAGAATAAGATGGGTTCATTCCGTTCATCTCAAGAATATCATCTCGGATGTTTTGGTTTCGCTTTTCAATGTTGATGATACGCACGAAACTATTTGTAACAGCAGCAGTAAAATAAGCAAAAGGGTTGTCGCTCTTTGATTCATCGAATTGTAGTCCAATTTGGGTTAGCTGTAAAATAGCTTGCCCACGCATTTCGTCATTGTATGTGTAGCCACGAACGTTGCCTCGAGTAGCGTAACGCTCACACAATTTAATCATCATTCTTGCTAGAGTGTTTGTGATTTGGCCGGCGTCTTTATCAAATGCACCCTTTTCCAAGTCACCTTTCCAATGGCTTTTTCCAACACACTCGACGATGTCATCATCATTAAATTTCCAGTGCTGGAATGGTGGGAAATTTACTTTGTCGCGATGATCAGCTGCGCTTTTTGGGTTCTTTTTACGAGTAGTGTTTAGTGGAATATGATCGTAAGTCATAATTCTAAAGACGAGGTCGCTTTTTGCAATTTTCTTGTAATCGACTTCGCAATCTGCTTGCTTAACCTTTTCACCCGCAGCTTTGCGCCTAGCGTACTCAGCGTCACCTAGGCGTTTTGCTTGATTTCTTTTAGCTTCTGCTATTGTTCTAATGTTTATTTTATCTAGACTTGGGAGAATTATGTCATATTGATGATATTCTGGCTTTGTAAAGCTGCAATATGAACTCTTTGATTTGTGAATCTCCGCTAACATGTCCTTGTTGTTTAAGTAATTAACTTTTACAGTCATTATCCGTTCCTATAGTTCTAGTATTATAAAGTATACACTTTATTCTGTCAAATAAATAATATACCGAAAGAGGATATTATTATGGCAATCGTTGGGCAAAGCGTTATTTCGAATCTATCAGCCTCACAAAACATGATTGGGGCAGGCGCATCAGCGGTTAACATTGCTGGTAACTTAGGTGCTGCCTTGAAAGAAGGGTATGCAGCTGATGGAGTTATGGGCGCAATTCGAAGCGTTGATTTACCAGCGGCTGGTGAAGCTATTGGTGACATCGTTAGTGCTGTTGCCTCTTTTGGGGGTGATGCAAATGCTAATGATTGGCGTGTCAGATTAAGTCTCCCAACATGGCCCTCTTTTAGAAAGAGCCCAGTTTTATCACCATTAAAAGACGCTGGTGGTTTGATATTCCCATATACTCCAACAATTGCTGTAACCAGTAGTGCAAAATATAACCCGATTGACGTTATTCATAGCAACTATAACTTTTATGCATTTAGGAATAGTGATCCGGGTACAATTACAATTACTGCCCCAATGAACGTTGAAGATGCTTCACAGGGATTATATTGGATTGCCGCAGTGCATTATTTACGAAGTCTTACAAAAATGTTCTCAGGTCTTGATCCAAAAGCTGGTAACCCACCCCCAATTGTTAAGTTGAATGGGTATGGTAATTACATGTTTAAGAATATCCCTGTGGTTGTGACAAGTTTTGCAACTACTATGCCAAATGATTGTGATTATATTAGCGTTCCAGTAGTTGGAAGTGCTGCTGGTGAGATCCAAGGTTTGGCTGACTCAGTTGGTGGACTTGCAGATACTGCTGGCGGATTAGCCGGTGGGCTTGGTAGCTCACTGGGTGTTGATATGTCAGCAGTTAGCGGTGCAATGAGTGTAGTTAGCAGTGTTGCTGGCGGCATTGGACAAGTTGCATCGTTGGCAGGATCGTTGGGCCTTGGGGGAACCACAAGTGGTGGTATTACACACGTTCCTACAAAGAGCTCCTTTACTGTGACCTTGCAACCAATGTACAGTAGAAATAGCAACAAAAAATTCAGCTTGGATCGTTTTGTTGGCGGTGGTTACTTAAACAACTCTTTCGGATATCTATAAAATGGCAGTATACTCAAACACAAGTCCGTGGTATAACACATCGTTTACTGGTAACCATTTGGACATTTTAACAATCAGACCAGTGAGTGCTGAGGCTGATGACTTCTTATATACAATTCAACCACAATATGCTTATCGACCTGATTTGCTGGCATTTGATTTGTATGGAACATCTGCGTTGTGGTGGGTTTTCACACAACGCAACCTGGACGTATTACAAGATCCAATTTTAGATTTTGTACCAGGTACACAAATTTACATTTGTAAAAACAGCAGTCTCACGGCTGCATTAGGAATATAATGGCTGACGAAGGCGCAACCACCTCATCCGGTTCATCATCATCTGGGTTAGATTTTTCAGGCCCAGCTGCCGCACTGTCTGCGGTAAAAGACGGCGTTACTGGTGCATTTAGTGCGGTAGGGTCTTTCCTTGGAAAAGCGAAAGCACCAAAGTTTCCGTTACCAAACCCGTTGCTTAATTACGCATCGTATGATTATGTGTTAGGCATTGCATGTCTTTCAGATTACCAACTAGCATATCCTGATAAGACTTATATGAAGAATGTGCGCCTTCCATTAATTTGCAAGAGTGCAAACGCTGACCCAGGTAACAGAATTAAGACAGCATTTGGTAGTTTTGATTTCTACATTGACAAATTAGAAATTACTAGCACAATTGGTCTTGAGAATGGGTGTAATACCAACATGTTAAACATGAGTTTTGAAATTACAGAACCATATAGCATGGGCATGTTTATGATTGCCTTGCAACAGGCCGCTTGGAACTCTGGGCATGACAATTATTTGGATTCACCATATTTGCTAACAATTGATTTCCGTGGTAACACTGAAACTGGTAACATGTCCAACATTGCAGGGACAAGCAGAAAAATCCCATTTAAGTTCCTCAGTAGTGAAATGACTGTGACAGAAAAAGGCGCAGTCTATAAATGCACTGCTATGCCATGTAACTCCCCTGCGCTTGGTAAAGAACACGCAGAATTAAAAACAGACGTATCTATTAAAGGAAAGACTGTTCAAGAAGTTCTCCAAACTGGCGAGAAGAGTTTACAAGCTGTTATTAATAAACGCTTGCAGACATTGAAGGAAAAGGGAATTGTTGAATACCCTGACGAAGTTGTAATCCTTTTTCCTAATAAAGTTGAGACTGCACCAGATCCTAAAGCACAAGGCGGCAAAGACGCCGCAAAGCCACCTACTGCAACTATTGCGGTTGCTGGGAAAGACACTACTGCTGAACAACTAGCCGCAGATTTGAATATTACAAAAAGCAAAACTAACAGCACTCTTGTTCAAGCAGAAGCTGCTTGTAATTCACTGGGCAAAGCCAACGTTATTGGTGCTGGTGAAAACAGAAAGGGCGATGCTCCATTTGGTAAAGACAATGCAGTTTATGACTCTGTTTTAAAAACAATGGTTCGTGGTAAGAACGTTGTTGATCCTAAAACAGGGGATTATAGATTCTCACAAAATTCTGACATTATTAATGCTATTAATCAAGTTCTTCTAACTAGTGATTATGTCAAGACAGCGTTGCGTGAGGGAAACATTTCACCAGAAGGATATAGACAGTGGTGGAGAATTAACACTAAGCTCTATCATATCACGACTACAGTAAACAACAAGAGCACTGGTAAAAAGCCAAAACTTATTGTATACGAAGTTGTTCCATATCAAGTGCATACTAGTAAGTTGTCACCACCAAACACCAAAGCACCTGGTTTTGAGGAATTAAAAAAGAACGCAGTAAAACATTATAACTACATTTTTACTGGTAAAAACGTTGATGTTTTAAACTTTAATATCGCGTTTAAAACTGGCTTTACCGCAGTCATGGGCTCGGCAGCATTGTCTAGCTCACAGGACGTTAAGCGAACAGCAAAGGCGAGTGGTAGTGATCAAGGAAAGCAGGATAAAAATAAACCAATGCCTGATGGTAATGACCCATCGAAGCAACCAGGTGCAACTCCTACTAGCGTCAAGTATGTTGCAAACTATGTTGGCACTGACAACAAGGGTGGTGGTGGTTTAGAAACTAGTGAAACTAGAGCTGCTAGACTGTTTCACAATGCATTAACTTCGGGCGCAGACATGATTGGTTTGGATTTAAAAATTATTGGCGATCCATATTTTATTGCACAGAGTGGACAGGGCAATTATTCATCTAAACCAGTATCTAATAATTTAAATGCTGACGGCTCAGTTAACTATGAAGGTGGTGAAGTTGACATTGTAATTAACTTTAGAACACCTATTGATATAAATCAAACTACTGGATTATATGACTTTGGTAAGGCATCTAAGTCTGCAAATGTTGTGCAATTTAGTGGAGTTTATCAAGTTATTAGTGTAGTAAGTAACTTTACTGGTGGGCAGTTTACACAGACGTTAACAGGCCCAAGGAGAGCTAATCAAGAGATCAAAGGTCCTGCTGATCCTAGTAAGACATTTAACTCGTCTAAGCAAGAAGTTCCTAATAACGGCGATGGAGAAGGCTAATGGCATCGATGAATGAAGATAGTAGTCCAATAGAACAACCGGACTCGAAACCAGGCCCGTATTTGGCTACAGTAGTAAGCCACCTTGACCCATCTTATATGGGCGGGCTTGAGGTTGAAATTCTAAGACCATCTGGATCTACACAATCTGAAGGCCAACTCCATCAAGTAAAATACATGAGCCCATTCTATGGTGTGACACCCATATCACACAATGAGTCGGCCAACGATTTCACAAATACTCAGCAAAGCTATGGTATGTGGATGGTGCCACCAGACATTGGTGCAACTGTTATTATTATCTTTATTGACGGTGACCCAAAGAGGGGATATTGGATCGGATGCGTCCCAGATGAAAACATGAACTTCATGGTTCCTGGGTATGCTGCAACTAAACAAATTGTTGATGGTGATGGTAAGCGATATCCAGCAGGTGAGTATAACAAAAACGTCAATAACTCACCAGGTGATCCTGAACAAATTAAAAAACCAAAGCACCCATTTGCGGCCGTACTGTCTGCACAGGGATTAATTGGTGATGATATACGTGGTATTACGTCTAGTAGCGCACGAAGAGAAGCACCAAGCGCAGTATTTGGTGTTAGCACACCAGGTCCTTTAGACAAGAGTACTGGCGCACGTCAAGGACCAGTTGGTAAAGCTGAACATAGAATACCAAATGCTTATTTGAGTAGATTGGGTGGGTCTTCGTTTGTGATGGATGACGGTGATGGCGCATTTTTACGTAAGGGGTCTGCAAGTGATAGTCCACCAGTTTATGCTGCGGTTGAACAGGGCGAATCTGGTGGCAACCCAGCTATACCACATAACGAACTAGTCCGTATTAGAACACGTACTGGGCACCAAATCCTATTACACAATAGTGAAGATTTAATCTATATTGCAAATGCAAAAGGTACAGCGTGGATTGAATTAACTAGCAATGGAAAGATTGACATCTATGCTGCTGATAGTATTAGTATGCACACTGGTAAAGATTTTAACGTAACAGCTGATGGTGATATTAATTTAACGTCAACTGGCGGTAACATTAACTTGAATGCAAACAGTGCGTTTAAGGCAACAGCCGCTGGTAGTTACGAAATCAAAGCTGGTGCAGATGGAAAATTAACTGCTGGTGGAAGTACTAACATTTTATCTGGCGGTAACCACGTTGAAACAGCTGGTGCAATTCATATGAATGGTCCTGGCGCAGCAAGTGCTAGTGCAGCACCAGTTGCACCAAGAGTTCCAGATATGGAGCCATGGGCTGGCCATGAGAATTTACATGGATCTGCGTTGAAATACACAACAACTACAGATACATTTATGAAAGATAAAGGAGCAACAAAATGAGCGATAACATTTACGCAAGACCAAATATTCACCCTAAAAATAATACGTTGTCTCCTGCACAAATGTACAGGGGTTTTAGTACAGTTAATACTGATACACAGAACTTCACATTATATGATTTTGAATTAATTAAACAGGATTTATTGAACCATTTTTATGTGCGTCAAGGTGAGCGTTTGATGAATCCAACGTTTGGGACCATTATTTGGGACTTACTATTTGAGCCGTTGACTGAGGATATTAAGGATTTGATTTTACAAAATGTGAATCAGATTGTAAACTTTGATCCTAGAGTTCAAGCTAGTAACGTAATTGTCACTGGGTATGATACTGGCATTGAAATACGTGTGACCTTAACGTATCTGCCATATAATTTGTCAGAAAACTTGCAATTGCAGTTTGATCAAACAAACGGATTATCTACGTAATAAAACACATACATAATTTTTCTAATAAATACACTTATTAGGAAGAATTATGAGCTCAACTGCTAGACAGAACAACCTACTATTAACCGAAGACTGGCAAAAAATCTATCAATCGTTTAAGAATGCGGACTTCCAAAGTTACGACTTTGAGAACTTACGCCGCATTATGATTGATTATCTCCGTACAAATTTCCCTGAAGATTTTAATGATTACATTGAAAGTTCAGAGTATTTGGCGTTGATTGATTTGATTGCGTATGTGGGTCAAAGTATTGCTTTCCGTGTTGATTTAAACGCACGAGAAAACTTCTTGGAACTAGCAGAACGCCGTGATAGTATCCTGCGTTTAGCACGTTTGATTAGTTACAATGCCAAGCGCAACGTAGCAGCATCTGGGCTATTGAAGTTTGAAACGATCCAAACTACTGAGAATATTCTTGATAGTAACGGTAGAAACTTATCTGGACAGTTTATTACTTGGAACGACCCAAGTAACCCTAACTGGTACGACCAGTTCATCAAAGTTATGAACGGTGCCTTGCCAACTACACACCAATTCGGTAATCCAGTTGACCAAGCAAACATCTATGGTATTCCAACATCACAGTATCGTTTCAATGCAACAAATACTGATGTTCCAATTTATGGATTCAGTAAAAATATTGCTGGTAAGTCAATGGATTTTGAAATTACTAGCACAACGTTCAACGGTAAGCCTCTAATTTACGAAGAAGCTCCAAAAATTGGTAATAGCCCTGCGTGTGTGTATACGGATGATGGATATGGTGCTGGAAGTCCAGGTACTGGGTTCTTCTTCCGCTTCACACAAGGTACATTAAACCAAGGTGTGTTCACAATGACACAGCCAAGCAGCAACGAAGTGATTGATGTATCTGCACAGAACATTAATAACTCTGATGTGTGGTTATATGGTTTAGATTCAAGCGGAATTGAGTCAACAACATGGACTCCAGTACCAGCATTAACTGGTAACAACATAATTTATAACAGCTTGAACGGCAATGTTAAGAACATTTATTCAATTATTACTAGAGTATCTGATGCTATTAGTTTGTCTTTTAGTGATGGTACTTTTGGTAACTTACCATTGGGTTCATTTAGAGTTTATTACCGCATTAGTAACAACTTAACATATACAATTAACCCGTCTGATATCCGTAACGTTAATGTTACAATCCCGTACATATCTGCACAAGGTCAGGCAGAGGTATTAACTATTGGTTTAAGTTTGGCATCGTCTGTATCTAATGCTACAACAAGTGAAACTAACGCCAGCATTAAAACTAATGCTCCGCAAACTTATTACACACAAAACCGTATGATTACTGGTGAGGATTATAACATTAGTCCATTGGCAGTTAATCAACAAGTTGCGAAAGTAAAAGCAGTGAACAGATCAAGTAGTGGTATTAGTAGATACTTTGACTTGATTGACCCAACTGGCAAGTATAGCAGTACTAATTTGTTTGCTGGCGACGGAGTCTTGTACAAACAAAACTCTACAGACTCAACGACATTTTCATATCTAACTAAGACAGACATCCAAGGTGTAATTTATAACACTGTGCTTGATATTTTAGATGCTCCAAACTTGCGTAACTTCTATTATGCAAACTTCGTTGATACAACAACAAGTACTGATAACATTTGGCATAACGTAACCAGCGACAGTAATTCGTCAACTGGTTATATGTACGTTACTGATGTAAACACACCGGCAGGTGTTGGTACTGGTAACACTGGTGGATTGGAATTTGTTACACCAGGCGCCTTATTAAAATTTACAGCACCAGCTGGATACTATTTTGACACAACGTCAAATAACAAACTAGTACTTGGTGATGGTACTGCTCTTGGCGCATCGACTTACATTTGGGCATCTGTTGTTTCTATTTCAGGAAACGGTACTGCTGGTGGCACTGGTGTGTTATCAACAGGCTTTGGTCCTATTATTTTAAGCAAGGTTATTCCAAGTACCGCATACGTTTCACAAATTATACCTGAGTACTCAAGCACAATTAACTCAACAACCATCACGTCGATGATTGATTTAATTTTCGCTAATTCACCATTTGGATTGCGTTATGATGTTGATACTCAAACATGGCAAATCATTTACGAATCAAACTTGGACACCACTGGCTTGTTTAATCCAGGGTCTAAGGGTGATGTAACTAATACAAGATCCGACTCAAGTTGGTTAGTGTTGTTCACAACTAACAATGACTTCTACACAATCACATCACGTTCATTGCGTTACGTATTTGAGAGTGATATGGATGTTACATTCTATTTCGATAGCAACGTAAAAATTTATGATAGCACATCAAGCAAAGTAATTTCTGATAAAATTACAGTGTTGGGTGTTAATAACAAGCCAGGACTCACATCTGCATTTACGCAGGACATGACTTGGAAGATTGTCTCTGAGTACATTGGACAAGATGGTTATGTTGATCCTAAGAAGATTGTTGTAACGTTTGCTGATTTAGCAGCAGATAAAATTATTGACAATCCACAGTTGTTTAACGATATTGTTATGCCAGCATCAGGTGAATCTTCATACATTGTTGAGCAGCGTTACACTATTGCAGAAGGTCAAGAAGATTACAAGTATGTTGAAAATAATCCAGCAGTTGGTCCAGTTATTATACTACCAACTGAGACTATTTTAAACAGAGCATTATATGCTGGCAAGTATTTTTACTTTGAAGATACTGCGGTAGTTAAATTGATGGATGCTTACGGCAACCTAAATCCGTCACTTGATTACAAAGTTTACGTTGGTCGAGGCGGTCTAAAATTCCAATACGTACACAGTGCAGATTACGACAGCCGTATTGATCCAGGCTCAAGCAACATTATGGATGTATACATCTTGACCAATGCGTATGATGTTGCATTTAGACAGTGGTTAAGTGGTGCAACTTCAGTGGAGCCTCTTCCACCAAGCAGTACTGAGCTTACAAACTTGCTTGGCCCTAGTTTGAACCTAATTAAATCTATCTCAGACGAAATCATTTACCACCCAGTAAGCTATAAATTGCTGTTTGGTCAAGGCGCAGATCCAAGTTTACAAGCATCATTCAACGTTATTATGAACCCAAGCTCAACAGCATCTACTGCTGACGTTACTGCTAGAATTTTAGCAGCAATGAACCAGTTCTTTGCTTTAAGCAACTGGGATTTTGGTGATACTTTCTACTTTACTGAACTTTCAACTTATGTCATGAATCAAGTTGCACCAGATGTCACAAACTTTGTCATTGTTCCAAAGAACAGTGGTCAGTTCTTTGGTAGCTTATTTGAAATTCAATGCCCAAGCAACCAAATTTTCTTAAGTAGTGCAGTAGCCAGTGATATTAATGTTGTTTCTGGCTTAACATCTGCAAATCTTAAAACTGTTACTGGTACAGCATTGGCTTCAGTAGTAACATCACAACAAATTACAAGCGCAAATTATGGAGCATCTAAGTAATGGCTGATAAAATCAATCCAACTGGCAACAGCGGCCTTAGCTCAAACCTATTACCAAAGTTTTATCAAACTTCTGCTAATAAAAAGTTCTTACAGTCAACTATTGACCAATTATTCCAACCTGGTGAGGTAAGAAAAGCCACTGGGTTTATTGGTCGTCAAAACGCCAAAGCAGCAACTGGCAAAGACTTATATGTTACTGCTGTTGATAGCACAAGACAGAATTATCAGTTGGAGCCTGGATTAACAATTACTGATCACTTTGGAAATATTAAGTTTTTCAAAGATTATCAGGATTATATTAACCAAATTGGGGTGTTTGGTGGTAATGTTACCAACCACTCACGCCTTAACGAGCAAGAGTTCTACAGTTGGGACCCACATATTGATTGGGATAAGTTTGTAAACTTCCAAAATTATTACTGGATGCCGTATGGTCCTGACGTAATTGATGTACATGGTCAAGGTGTTGCAATCACAAGTACATACACTGTTGATTTAGTATTATCTGGCAACGATAACGCATTTGTCTTTACACCAGATGGCTTAACATATAACCCTATCTTAAAATTATACAGGGGGCATACTTACGTTTTTGAAATTAACAGCCCTGGAAATCCATTCAGTTTTAAGACTGTACGATCTGCTGGCGCAACTAATCGTTACGTATCATCTGACTTGAGTGCCCAAGGTGTTGAGCAAGGAACTGTTACTTTTACAGTTCCTAGTGATGCTCCGTCAGTATTATTCTACCAAAGTGACACAGATGTTAACGTTGGTGGAACGATTGAGATTTATGATGTAACTGAAGCAACTTACCTTGACGTTGAGAAAGACATTTTAGGTAAAAAGTCTTATGTGCTTGAAAATGGAACCCCATTAAGCAATGGTATGCAAATTTCCTTCAGTGGAAAAGTAACTCCAGCACAGTATGCTACTGGTAACTATTACGTTGAGGGTGTTGGTACTGCCATCAAATTAATTCCAACTTCTGTATTAGAAGTAATTGGACCATACACTGTTTCAGAAAATATTCAGTTTGATTACTTGCCATTTGACAGTAGCCCGTTTGACGGCGCAACTGGGTATGCAGCTATTGCTGATTACATCACTATCAATCGTGCAAGTATTGACCACAATCCGTGGTCAAGATACAACCGTTGGGTTCACAAGGATGTAATCGCAGCAAGTGCAGCGTATAATGGAAACAATGTTTCTTTAGACCAAACAGTCCGTGCAACACGCCCAATTATTGAATTTGAAGCAGATTTGAAGCTATTCAACTTGGGTTCTAAAGCTATTGCTGACGTTGACTTGGTTGACAATTTTACTACAGACGTATTTTCAACAATTGAGGGATCAATTGGATACAATATTGACGGTGTTGAACTCGTAAGCGGATACAGAGTATTGTTTACAGCAGACACTGATCCATTGGTTGCAAATAAGGTGTTTGAAGTACAAATGCTTACGATCAATGGTGTTGATCAGTTACACTTGATTGAAAGAGAGTCACCTGTAATTGACACTGTTGCGTTGATTAGACGTGGTAAGAAGAACCAAAGTGCAATGTATTGGTACACTGGTGCAACTTGGCAGAAGGGTCAACAGAAGACCAATGTAAACCAGCCTCCAATGTTTGATATTGTTGATGAAGCTGGTTATAGCTATGGCGATATTTCAGTATACAACGGTTCAGCATTTAAGGGAACAAGTATTTTTGAATACAAAGTTGGTACTGGTGTAAACGATTCTGTTTTAGGATTCCCATTAACTTACAAAAACGTAAGCAACATTGGTGACATTGTTTTTAATTTCACCTTGGCTACAGATACGTTCCAATATAAAGAAATTATCACAATTTTAACTAAGAATATTGATATTGGTTATCTAGTATCACATGATTATGCTGGCAATCTCAAGCATGTTAACGGCTGGCAGAAAGCTACCGCAACAACAACGCAAGCTGCAATACGTGTTTACAACAACGCAAAAACAAATAACTTTGATGTTGATATTTTTGATGATATTCAAGATCTAGACGACTTAATTGTAAGAGTATATGTTAATGGTATTCGTTTAAGCTCTGCTGCATGGCAATTACAAACTGGTGTAGTGTATAAGCAAGTTGTGTTGAATACTGATATTGCAACTACTGACATTTTGACTATTAGAGCATTTGCAGCACAGTCAATTAATGAGAAAGGTTACTATGAAATCCCAATTAACCTACAAAATAATCCATTAAACGATGCGATTAATAACTTTACACTTGGTGAAGTTAGCGATCATGTCAACTCAATTCTAGACAATTCACCAAACTTTACTGGAAGTTTCCCAGGCGCAAGTAACTTGCGCGACTTGGGCAACGTGACGTCGCTTGGTACTAAATTTGTACAACACAGTGGTCCATTAAGCCTTGGTATATACCACATTACTTCAGAAGATAATAACATTGTCAATGCTATTAAGAGAAGCCGTGACGATTACAATAGCTTCAAACGAACATTCATCGCTGTTGCAGAAAACTTAGGTGTTGATGCTGATCCAGAAGTTATGATTGAGCTTGTCTTGCAGAAGATGAACTTGAACAAGCCAAAGACTAGCCCATATTACCTAAGTGATATGGTTCCTTATGGCGCAAAAATAGTAACTAACTTGACTGTTGCGGATAGTAGAATTAAGACCTATCCACTAACTACGCCGTTTACACTAACCACATTAAGCAATAAAGCAGTTGGGGTATACCTCAATGGTGTTCAGCTAGTTCATGGGCGTGATTACACGTTTGATGCACAAGGTTTTATTACTGTAACAGCAACAATCGCTATTGGTGATACTATTGCAACATACGAATATGATTCAACAGACGGTTGCTTCATGCCAGCAACACCAAGTAAGTTAGGATTGTGGCCAAAGTATGAACCAATGCTGTATTTAGACACAACATTGGTGACACACCGTTGGATGATTCAAGGTCATGATGGTAGCCAAATGCTTGCTTACGGTACTTATGGTGAAAATGGTGTTGCGGATTATCGTGATGGCTTGTTGGTTGAATTGGAAAAGAGAATTTATAACAACATCAAGGTTGCATACGATACAACTATCTTTGACATTGCTGAAATCATTCCTGGTTACAATAGATCAACTGGCTATTCATTGGAAGAGTTTAACCAAGTGTTGGCTCCAAACTTTTACGAATGGGTTGGGTTTGCTGGGGTTGACTTCACAAAACCATTGAGCTACGATAGATCAAATCCGTTTACTTTTAACTACGGTGGCAACTATGCGCCTGATGGATCAGCAGTACCTGCGTACTGGAGAGGCATCTATCGTTGGATGCTTGATACTGATCGTCCACATCTTTGCCCATGGGAAATGCTTGGCTTCACTGAGGAACCAAGTTGGTGGACTCAAGTTTATGGACCATATCCATGGACAAGTGACAACTTAGTAATGTGGACAGACTTGGCAAACGGCGTCGTTAGAGAGCCAGGGGTGCCTGCTGTAAAACGTCCTAAGTATGCAAGACCTATTTTACACACTCGTGTTCCAGTGGACAGTCAAGGTGATATAATTAGTCCATTGAACTCTGGTATGACTGTTGGTTCCACAAAGCAGAGTGTTGACAATAACTACGTATTTGGTGATATTAGTCCAGTTGAAAATGCTTGGAGAAGAAGCAGTTACTATCCTTTCAGCGTACTAATTACATCAATGTTATTAACTCCAGCCAAAACATTTGGTTTGGCATTGGATCGTTCAAGAGTTACTCGTAATTTAGCTGGACAGCTAGTTTATGCTGACACTGGGCTGCGTTTAAGCCCAAGTGACATTGTGTTACCAAGTGTGTCATCAAGCACATCTCGTGTACAAACTGCGGGTATTGTTAACTATGTTGTTGACTATATCATGAACTATATCTTTAGTAACAATATGGCCTCATATAACAGTTACTTGAGCGATATGCAGTCATTGACACCACAATTGAGTTATAGACTTGGTGCATTTACTAACAAGGGCCAGTTCAATTTATTATTGGAATCTAAGACACCAGTAAGTACTGGTAATGTTTTCATTCCACAAGAAGACTTTAGTATCTTTTTAAACAAATCTAGTGCTTTGCAAAAGTTAACATACAGTGGTATGGTTATTACAAAACTTTCAACTGGATTTGAGGTTAAAGGTTATAGCACTACCACACCTTACTTTAAGTACTACAACTATACACAATCGGGCAGCACTTTAAATGTTGGTGGTATTTCAGCATCATACACTACTTGGACTCCAGGAAGTTACTATACAGCTGGAGACTTTGTAAAGAATGGTAATTCGTTCTATAGTGTGAAGGTTTCACATACTGCAACTGACTTCACCGCTGAGTACTATTCAAAGCTACCATCTCTTCCAATTGTTGGTGGTGTTAATGTAACAATGCGTACAGCTTGGGATAGAAAGACTGTGATGTCAGCACCATACGGCATCACATTTAGAACAGCGCAAGAGGTTTACGATTTTATTATTGGGTACAGTGAGTACTTGAAGGATCAAGGCTTTGTATTTGATAACTTCAATGTTAAATTGAACAGCGTAACTAACTGGGAAACTAGTGCTAAAGAGTTCTTATTCTGGACCACACAAAACTGGGCTAGCGGTAAGGATAAGTGGAAAGATTGGGAACCAGGTGTTGATGTTGCGTATGCATCTATTGTTCGTTACAATGGTGATTATTACAGTGCTGCTTACAATATTCCTGCTTCAGATGTATTTGAAGAAGACAAATACCACCGTCTTGATGGATTAAGCAAGGATGGTAACAGCGTTATTAGTTTAAGTCCAGCAGCTGGCGGAGTTGTATTCAATACTAAGCACACCGTTGTTGACAATGTAAGCAATCCATTCAACGATTATGAAATTTTTAAAGTAGATGGTACTGCTATCAAGCCTGTTGATCTAAACTCATACAGAGAAGGCAACACTGTATCTTACACAACATCAAATGGTGAAGGCATCTACAGTGCAAGCTTCTACTTGCTACAAAATGAACACGTTGTAGTTATTAATAACACAACAATTTTCAACGATACAATCTACAGTCCAGCTACTGGATACAGACAAGAGCGTATGAGAATATCTGGATACGTAACCACAGATTGGTACGGTGGATTGGATATTCCTGGCTTCGTCTTTGACTCAGCAGTTGTGGATAGCTGGCAAGCATGGCAAGATTATACCACTGGCGACATTGTAAATCATCAAGGATTCTATTATAGTGCAAATGAGTTCATTGCAGGTGCGTCTGAATTTACAGCAACACAGTGGAATCGTTTAGAGAAGCGACCAACAAGCAAAGTTATTCCTAACTGGACTAACTTGGCAACTCAGTTCACTGAGATTTATGACCTTGATTCAGATAGTTTTGACTCTGCACAACAAGTTGCAGCGCAGCATTTGATTGGTTACCAAAAGCGTCAGTACTTGGAAAATATTATCCAGGATGATGTTAGTGAATTTAAATTCTTCCAGGGTATGATCCGTGAGAAGGGTACACAAAACGTATTGGACAAATTATTCAATCCGTTAACTTCTGATAAAGTAGAGAGCTTAACCTTCTATGAAGAGTGGGCAATTCGTGTTGGACAATATGGTGCAACTGAATCGTTTGATAACATCGAAGTGGTGCTGGACGAGGGTGCATTTAGAAACAATCCACAGGGCATCGTGTTTACACCTGATGTTGATAAGACATTGAGTACGTTCCTAATTCAACAAACTACGAATGACGTTTACTTGAAGCCACTTGGGTATGATTCAAAACCGTTCCCAGCACTCAAGTCTTATAATCCATACTTGCGTCCAGCTGGATACGTACATATGGTTGACGTGGCAGTACGTTTGGGATATTTGTCAGAAATTTTAAGTCAAGATGTTACACAGTTTGCTGATGGCGACTATGTATGGTGCTCATTTGAAGCCCCACCAACTTACTGGAATGTATACCGTTTCACAAATACGTCTTATGTTGTGGACACCATCAGTGATGCAGACAATGTGTTAACTATTGTGGCAACTACTGCTATGACATATTCAGTTGGTGATTACATTGGTATTACTAATATTGATGGCGTTACTGGTTTCTACCAAGTAGCAACTATTGATACAACTAACGTTACTGACGATACTATCACAATTAATTCAACAACTGCATCAGTTCCGATGAACTTCAGTGGGCAAGCAGGGGTGGTATTGAGTCGTTTCACTGTTCAACGTGTATCAAACGTTGATGCATTGGACGTAATTGCTGCACCAGTAAATGGTGAACTACTATGGACTGATGACAACGGTCAAGGTGCTTGGAACGTATGGAAATACTCTCCAATCTATTCAGTAGAATCACTAATCAACAGAGATACTGCAACTGAACACAGATATGGAACAATAGTTGCAATGAATAATGACACTAGTTTGTCAGCAACAGTTAACCTTGGTGGCCAAGTTATCACTCGTGAACGAATTGGTATTGCAATGCCTTGGGTAGTCCGTCAAACGATCCAACCGCCATTCCTTGCCCACCTTGAATACACTGTTGATGTAAATGCTAATAACAGAGTACCAACAGCAATTGCATTCAGTCCTGATAATACTTGGATGGCAGTTGGATTGCCATTAGCAAGCCACGTCTCAACAATTCCAAACAATGGATATTACACACAAGTAAGCCCAGATGGCACTAACTCGTCATTATCAGAGCAAGGTGTTGTATCAATTTATAAGAAAGATATTAACAACGTTTATACAATTGTTGATACTATTGTTAGCCCATCACCAGCAGCTAATGAACACTTTGGTATGTCGTTGGCGTTTGCTGACAATGTATTGTTAGTTGGTGCTGCTGATAAAGTATACACTATTGCATACACAACTGTTGTTCACGTAACAACATCGTACAACCCAGTTGGTAGCTCAAATGCTGACGTTGTTGTTGGATCAACTGCTGGTATTAGTGTTGGTATGTATGTACAAGGCACTGGCTTTGAAGATGGCCAGCACGTCATTAATATTGTGGACGGAACCCTATTGCAGTTAAGCGGAAGCCCAACAGCTACACCGTCTAACACATTGCAATTTGTTTCAACACAATGGGGTTATGGATTAACAGTTTACACTGGCTCTTCTGGATTTGGTAGAGAAATTAAAGTAAGCAGAGACTTGACTACTGTCCTTATTGCGGATGACACATCATACAATTTATATCATGAAACAAGTAATACTGAATTCCAAACAGTTGTTGGCAGTTCAGTAGACATTTCAGCCAATTGTGAATACTTGGCAGTATCGTCAGGTACTGCTGTTGCAGTTTATGCGTACAATGGTACAACTTATACTCATATTCAAGATTTAACTGGTAAACATTTGGATAACGATGGTAACTTTGGTAGCAAAGTGGCCTTTATGAATGGTTACACATCATTGATTGTCTACAATAAAGGCGCTACTGGCAATACAATTCAAACGTATGATAGATACTTAACCAAGTGGGTCTTCAGTGAGTCAATTACAACAACGAGCGTTGTTGGTGACTACGGCTTTGCAGTTGGCACAGATCAAATTCTTTTCACTGATGTTAGTGGTAATGAAGACTCTGGAACACTACGTTTAGCTAAGAAGGCACGTGGTACATCTGCTTGGTCAGTAATTCATGAGCAATTACCGATTGTTGATATTGCAAAGATCAAGAAAGTATTCTTGTATAACAGAAAACTTGGTGAGTTAGTAACATACGTCGATGTTATTGACCCAGCACAGGGTAAGATCCCAGGCATTGCTGATGAAGAAATCAAGTACAAGACATTCTATGATCCAGCAACATACTCTACTGGCAATTCTAACACAGTAACAGTTAATGCCAACTCTTATTGGTCAAAAGATCAAGTTGGATCACTGTGGTGGGATTTAAGAACAGCGAAATTTATTGATAGTTACTTTGATGATCCTGTTTACAGAACAAATACATGGAACATGTTAGCGACTGGTGCTTCAATTGACATTTACGAATGGGTTGAATCATCAATGTTGCCTGCTGCGTGGGACGCCCAAGCAGACACTCCAGAAGGAACAGCCCTTGGTATTAGCGGCACAACATTGTATGGTAATGCATCATATAGCGTTCGTCAACGTTATGACAATATTAGTAAGAGTGTTAAGAACACTTATTACTATTGGGTCAAGAACAAGAACATTGTACCTACGGTGCCAACTCGTCACGTAAGTGCTAAACAAGTTTCTAATTTAATCAGTAATCCAAGGGGTCAAGGATATGTTTACATGTCAATGACTGGTATTGACTCGTTTAGTTTAACTAACGTAAAGCAATACTTGCAGGATGAAGATGTTGTCTTGTCAATTGAATACTGGTTAGGTGACAAAGTTGACCAAAATATTCACAGCCAATGGAAGATGATCAGTAATGATCCTATTGTTGTATTACCTACTACTATTGAACAGAAATGGATTGATAGTTTGTGTGGTGCTGACAACCAAGGTAAGTCAGTTCCTGATATGCGTCAACCAGTTAAACTGCGTTACGGTATTGAGAACAGACCACGCCAAAGCATGTTTGTGAATAGAATTGAAGCATTGAAGGAATACATTGAGAGCGTAAACGCTATCTTAATTGATACCCAAACTGTTGAGAACTATGACATTAGCGCACTTGACGGATACGATGCAGCGCCATCAACTGTATCAGGCATGTACGACTTAACTTTAGATACCTATGCAGAGCTATCATTAATTAATGCTAACTCTTATAAAGTTCCAACGTTGGAACCAGTTGTATCTGCTAACGGTAAAATTGAAAGTGTTAACGTCATTGATGGTGGTAAGGGGTACATCTATGCACCACCAGTTGTTGTAACAGGTGAGGGCATAAATGCCAAATTGACAACAACAATTGATGCAAGTGGACAAATTATTGCAGTTAATGTGTTAAATGGTGGGGAAGGTTACATCCAAAGTACTACAGCGACTACTGTTAGAACTTATGCTGCTCTTGTAAAGAGTGATGAGCAAGCCAACGGTAACTGGAGTATCTATTCATTCTCTCCATCAACAAGTATTTGGTCTAAGATCATGACACAGGCGTATGATGTTAGAAGATATTGGTCGTATGCTGACTGGTATGCAACTGGATACAACCAGTTTAGCGCACCTGACTTCTCTGTCAATACACTTGTTGAGCTAAATGGACTAAGTGCATCTGTTGGTGAGCTCGTAAAAGTAATTACTACTAACCGTGGCGGTTGGATGTTGTTGTACAAGTACGCAAACTCAACGGCTGTTGATTGGACACAGTCATATACTGTAGTTGGTCTCCAAAATGGTACTATCCAGTTGAGTAAGGAACTTTATAGTTTTGAAACAACGTCAGTTGGTTACGATGCAAGCACGTATGATGGTGAAGTTTATGACGTTGTTGCATCAACTGAGTTGAGAATCATCCTTAACACGATGAAGGACAAAGTTTTAGTTGGTACATTGAAGCAAACATACTTAGATTTATTCCTTGCTAGTGTTCGTTACGCACATAGTGAGCAAGTTTACTTGGATTGGGCGTTTAAAACTAGTTTCGTGAGAGCAACTCACTTAACTGGTGAGCTTGATCAACCAGTTACATATCCAGTTGACAATTTAGCAAACTTTGAAGACTATATTGCTGAAGTTAAGCCATATAGAACACAAATTCGTGAATACATTAGTAACCACAGCAAGATGGATGCAAGTCCTGCGGCAGTTACTGACTTTGACTTGCAGCCAGTGTACGAAAACGGTCAAGTTGTTGCAGTTGACTCATATTTGATGGGTGATGAGGTAGTTGTGTACAATCCAGCTATCCAAACTTATCCATGGAAGTTTTGGTCTGACAACGTTGGCTTTAAGATCACTGAGTTACGCATTGTAAATGGTGGTTCTGGTTACACTAGCGCACCAACTGTTACAATTACTAGTGGTAGTGGCACTGGTGCTACAGCTAAAGCATACGTTGCAAACGGAAAAGTTACTCGTTTAGTATTAGTAACACAAGGTTCGGGATATTTAACAGCGCCAACAATCAATTTTGATGGCGGGGTTGCTGTTGGTGGTACTGATGCAAGAGCAATTGCAGTTATTGGTGATGGTGTTGTAAGATCGAACTTGATTAAGATGAAGTTTGACCGTTTAACACAAACATACTTCATTACTGATTTGTCACAGGTTGAAACACTTCCAGTGGAAACTGTGACAGGCAACAGAAAGCAATTCCCACTTGTATGGGGTCCTGATGTACGCATTGGGCAAGCTTCTGTTACGATTGATAGTGTTCCAGTGCTTCGTGACACATATAAGTTGGCGATTGTTAAGTCGTCTAAGCTAGGATACACTAGTTATAGTGGATCAATCACATTTGACACTGCTCCATCTGAGGGTTCAACAGTTATTGTTACATACCTAAAAGATATTTCGTTATTAAACGCTGCGGATCGTATTCAGTACTACTATAACCCTATGTCTGGACAACTTGGTAAAGATTTGTCACAGTTAATGACTGGAATTGACTACGGTGGTGTACAAGTTAACGGATTGGGATTTGAAATCAGTGGTGGATGGGGTAACCGTCCATATGGTGCTGAAGGATGGGACGTTTACGATAAGACATTCACTGATTATATCGAAACTGCTGGCGATGGACAACATAGTTTCACATTGAACTATGTTCCTGTTGCAGGCACTGAGCTAAACTTCTACATTACACCAGTTGGTGGTGCTTCTATTCGTTTAGATGACGTAAACTTTGGTACACCAGAACAAACAAATACTAACGCAGTGATGGCTAGTGTTGTTGCTGATGGTATTACAAATACATACACATTGCCAAATACATTAACAGTGAACTCTGGAGATGTAGTTGTTATACGTCAAAGTACAAGCGATGGATCAATTAAGCCACAAGAAACAGACTACGATACTATTGTAACTGGTGGAGATTTGGCATATAGCACAGCAACTGGTATTGCGCCAGAGGATATCGTGCTTGATGGCGATGGTTTTAACACTACAACAAGCAGTCCAGCACCTGAAGAGGTAGTTCCTGGGCAAGTTGTTGACGCAGTTGCTATTAAGGTGTTTGATAGACCAAGTTCTGGTGCTGCAAACGTCAAGATTGACAACCATTTCGCAGATGGTATCTCTTCATCTTACAAGATAACACAACAGCCTAACACTCCATCAGCAGTTATTGTAAAACGAGGAAGTACTATCCTTACAATGACTGATGATTTTACTGTTGATTACGAGAATAATTTAGTAAATCTAGTGGTTGTTCCAACGTTGGATACTCTAGTTAGTATCTTTAGTGTAAGTTTCAGCGGTAGCAACTTGTTAGACCTTGATTATTTCATCGGTGACGGTGTTACAACTGAGTTTATTACTAGAGCACCGTACTTAACATCATTCACAACTGATGTTTACTTAGATGGTGATGCAGCAACGCCTGTGTCATTCAAGACAGACAGTACATACGCACTGGCAAACGTTGTTGGATTTAGATTTGACACTGCACCAGCAGTTGGCCAAATTGTAAACTATGTTGTTGTTAGTGGTAACCAACCAACATTTACTATTACTAGAACTGAAAGAGTTGCTACTGATGGGTCATTAACATACGATTTACAATATCCAATTGGAAAATCGCTATTAAACGAATCAAATATGATTGTTCGTGCTGACCAACACATCTTACGAGCACCAAATAGCTCATATTATACAATTGGTGGCAATAGACTAACATACTTTGTTGACCAAGCTAAGGTTCAAGCCAATACTGCACGTATTACTGATATCGTTGTATTAGCTGATGGTAACGAACTAACACTTGGCGTAGATTACACGGTTGATTTAAGTGGATTATCTATTAAATTAACACGTACTGTATACAAACTCTACACTGGTAAAGCATTGTCTATCAACGTTTTAACAGATGCAGAGTACAGCTACAATGCGTCAACTGGCCAAATTACATTTACAAATGCGTATACTAGCGGCAATGTTGTTGAAGTGTTTAGCTCTTATAGACATGACAGCTTAGATATCCAAAGAACGGAGATTAATGCAACTGATACGTTGGGATTAACACCTGATACTGCTGACTTCTATACATACAAGGGTATGTTTGGTGGTAAGATTATGTTGGATAGAGTTGTTAACGATGACAATTACATTTGGGTCACTAGAAACGGTACATTATTAACACCAAGCGTTGATTATAAGTTACTTGATGACCATCAGAGCATTTTGATGGCACAGAGTTCTGAAATTAATGACGTAATAGGTTTAATTACATTTGGTACAAACGTGTTGCCAGCAGGTATTGCTTACATGCAATTCAAGGATATGTTAAACCGTGTCACATACAAGCGTTTAAATGCCAACAAGCAAACTCGCTTAGTAAAAGACTCATTTATTGGTGATACATCAATTGAAGTTGAAGATGCAAGTATCCTTGGTACACCAAACCCTCTTGCAAACCGTCCAGGTGTTGTTGAGATCCGTGGTGAAAGAATTGAATACTTTGCAATAAACGGAAATACAATTTCTCAATTGCGTAGAGGAACAATGGGCACAGGATCACCAACTAGACACAGAGCTGGCTCTTATGTTCAAGATATTGGTGGATCTGAGACTATTCCGTATTTTGATACAACTACAACTGATCAAATTACAATAACAAGTTCATCAACCGTTGTTGATTTAACATTTACCCCTGCATCTATTGATGAGATTGAAGTATTTGTTGGTGGATACGATGATGTAACGGTTTGGGAAGCAGGCGCAACCTATTCTGCAGGTAAGATTGTTAGAGTTGGTACATATACATACAAGTGTACATTAACACATGTCAGCGCAAGCACATTTACTCTTGACTCTGATAACTGGACATTCTTTGTTGGTAACATTCGCTTGAAGAAAGCACCGTATAAGATGTTTAACGTGAATGTTTCACCTGATAGTCCAGCTGGCGATGTTGATTTCCCTGCAGACTTCTCATTAGTTCTTGATGTTGATGGCAACCCAACAGCACAGCTTCAATTAACAAACAGCTTGGGTATTGGAACTATTGTTACAGTAGTCAAGCGTACAGGTATTGCCTGGGATAGTGCAATAAATATCCAATACGACGACACCAAAGTTGCTAGATTCTTAAAAGAGCAACCTGGTACATGGTACACTGACGGCCGTCAAGTTGCAATTGGTGAAGAACCATTCACGCTAGATAGCACAATCGCTACATTTGATAGTGATACTAACACATTTGATCGAGGAAATTAAAAATGGCATTTGATGATACAAAAAGAATCCAGTTAGGCAGCGCACCTAACGATGGCAATGGCGAGACCTTGCGATCAGCTGGTGGAAAAATTAACAGCAACTTTGAAGAGTTGTATGGTTTAATTGGAGCAGGTGGGGGAGTGACACTTGTCAATAGTATTATTCCTGGAAATGGTATTTCGGTCGACGTCAGTTCGGGTGATGTAACAGTAACAAACACAGCACCGTATGTAAATTCGTTTACTGCGGTTGCAGTACTGGGGCAACCATCAGTGTTAGCATCAAGTAACCAAGTGCTAACACTTGTTGCTGGCAATAATATAACGCTCACCAATAATGGTAGCAATATTACAATTGCCGCTGCTACTCAACAGCAATCTAACTGGAACGCAGTTAGCGGCCCAACAGCTATTGCGAATAAGCCATCTATTCCTGCTGCACAAATTCAAAGTGATTGGGATCAAACTAATACATCTGCGTTGGATTACGTCAAGAACAAGCCTACTGACTTGATGAACTTCACTGATACTACTAACTTATTGGGTCGTGAATCGTATATTACTACAACGCAGACTACACTAGCTGTCAACCCAAGTGCGTCAGTAGTTGTGTGGGCAGGAGCAGTTGCTCCAACAACTGTAGCAATTAAGGCGACCGTTATTGTGTATGGCCCACGTGGTACAATGGACATTCAAACACATGCTTGCGAGATGATGATTGTTCGTTTGTTACCTGAAACTGGCTTATCTACAGTTGAACCAACAGTTTATGGTACAGTTTATACTGGTGGATCACCACTAGCATCGTTTGCAGCACAGTGGAATTCTACAACTGATTCAGTAGAAATTGTAGCAACTAACCTCAGTGCAGTTTCTGGCGATGTATTACGTGCCAAAGTTGTGGCTACCCAATTCTTGTGATAAACTAGCACATTATTACACTTGATAAATACATAATAAAGAGAGATCATTATGCAACTTAAAGACGCTACAGGAATTCATATTGAAGGGCACATTCATATCCATGACCCCATTGAAAAAATTTCGTATGTAAACAAACGCAACGCTATTCACTACGAAAACATGAGTATTGGGTTGGCACAGAGCTTGTCAAATAGCGGTGGTGGATTCGTGTATCAAATGGCCTTTGGTAATGGCGGAACTAGCGTTGACCCAACTGGTATTATTACATATTTGACCCCAAATACATCGGGCACAAATGCAAGTTTGTACAATCAAACTTATGCAAAAGTTGTTGATCCAAATGCCAGTACGAACGTTGATCCAACACGTAATTTTACTGAAGTTAGACACGTAACTGGTACTAACTATTCAGACATTTTTGTAACTTGCTTATTGGACTACGGTGAGCCAAGTACACAAGTTGCATTTGATACTACTGCAAATAACGAAAACACGTTTGTATTTGATGAATTGGGCTTGAGAAGTTACAGCCCATCTGGTGAAAGTCTATTATTGACACACGTTATTTTCCACCCAGTATTGAAAAGTTTAAACAGATTAATTCAGGTTGATTATACTGTACGTATCCAGAGTTTAACTGGCCTAGTTGGAGTATAATATGAGTTACCAAGTAACGTATACAGAATCAAATAACCCAGCAAAAACACCTATTACGGTCGCTGATGGGTCACTTAATAACCAAACAAGTTTAACATTTGTTGGTCAAGGATATAATAACTTTGCTCCAGAAATAGCAAAGGATTTCTTGCACTTACTGGAAAACTTTTCAAACTCAACAGCACCTTCACATCCAGTTGAAGGGCAGTTGTGGTATGATAACACTAACAACGTATTAAATGTATACGACGGTACTACTTGGAGCCCAAGTGGTGCATTGCGTAAAGCAATTGCCCCTCCTACAAATGCAGTAGCTGGTGATTTGTGGACAAACACAATTACATCGCAGCTTTTTGTTTATTCTGGTTCTAACTGGCTATTAGTTGGACCACAATACAGTACTGGTACGCAGACTGGTCCAATCGTTGATGAGATTATTGACGTTGATAACGTAACGCACAGTGTTGTATCACTATATGCAAATGGTTACATTATTGGTATCATTAGTAAAGAAACATTCATCCCTAAGGCCACTATTGCTGGTTTTAGTGCTATTAACCAAGGTTACAATTTAAGTAGCGTTGATGCAAATAATACAACAGCCCCAACTCGTTTTTGGGGAACTGCATCTTCTGCAGATGCTTTATTAATCAGTAACAAGGCAATTGCTGCGACTAATTTCTTACGTAGTGATTTGCCAAGTGTTTCAAATTACCCAATCAGTATTAAGAATGACGGTGGTATCAATATTGGTAGCACATTGGGTCTTAACATTGGTATCAGTGGCAACACAGTTGTTGCTACATCTAACGGAAACGGAAATAGTGTTGATTTTAGATTAAACAGTAATGGTAGTTATAACACAGTACTGCACTTAGCTGCTAATAACTCAGTGAGTATTGGTAAAGGTACAACACCGGCATCAACACTTGACGTTGCTGGTGGTATTACTGGCAGTGGTGTACTAAACATCACTAACTCAACTGATTCAACATTGCTTGGTAATGGCAGTATTAAAACAGCTGGTGGTTTATCAGTTGCATTGAGATCAAACTTTGGTGGCGATGTTAAGATTGCTGGTAAGATTTATATTACTACTGACATTGGTACGTCAGCTATCATTCCAACTACTACATCACAATATGATATTGGTAGTAACTCAAATGCTTTCAGAAACGTTTATGCTGACCGCTTTGTTGGTAGCTTTACCGGAAACGTTAGTGGTGTTTTAACTGGTGCCGTTCAAGGAACAGCAACAAGTTTAGCTAGTGAAACTAGATTCTATTTGAGTGGTGACGTTTCAAGTCCAGTTAAGAGATTTGACGGATCAGGTGATGATCCGATGAACTTTGTTACTACAATTAGCCCAGACTTTATTACTGGCAAAACAGCCGCAACTGACTCTGCATGGACTGATGAATTCTTAATTTATAGACCTGGTACAACTTCAGTATTGAAGATGACAAAGGATATTTTCTTAAATCACGTTGCTACTGTACCTGCTGGCGCAATTATGCCGTATGCTGGTACAACTCCTCCACCGGGTTATGTATGGTGTGATGGTAGTGAAGTGGAGATTGCCAAATACCCAGTATTGTACCGTGTAATTGGTAACACATATAAAGCAATTCAATTGTTAGAAGGCTTAAACACTTTTGGTCTCCCAGATTTACGTGGTAGATTCCCATTAGGTCGCGATAACATGAACAATAATATCAGCGTTCCATATAAAGATGGAAGCGGTACACTTGTTACAACAATTAATTCTGTTGCAAACAGAGTAACTGACATTACTGCTGATACATTGGGAACTGGTAGCGGACATGAAACAACATCATTGAATGTTGCTAACCTTCCAGATCACAAACACAATTTAAACAGTGGTGCAGCACAATATTATGCTGGTGGTCCTTCAAATGCAGGCCCAGATGCTGGTGCTATCCCTGGTTACGGATTGCCAACTTCAAGTACTGGCTCTGGATTGCCAAACAGTGGTGGAGTTATTTCTTCAGCACCATTGGGCGCAGCGTTTAATACTATGAACCCATACGCAACGATCAACTACATTATCTTTACTGGCACAATATCATGAGCTATACAATTAATTTAACTAACGGCAATAAATTAACAGAAATTGTTGACGGGTCTATTGACCAAACAGCATCTGATTTAACACTTGTCGGCAAAAATATTAGCAACTACGGTACATTTATTAATGATAACTTTATTTGGTTGCTGGAAAACTTCTCAAATGATACAGCCCCAGCGCAGCCGATAAAGGGCCAGTTGTGGTATGACACAAGCGTTAACCTACTTAAAGTTTATACTGGTGTAGGTTTTGCACCAACTGGTAATACTATTGTATCAGCATCTGCACCATCTAGCTTAAATGCTGGTGGATTATGGGTTAACTCATCTACAGAACAGTTATTTTTTAATGACGGTACAAATACGATTCTAGCAGGACCAATATACACAACTGCACAAGGCAAATCAGGTTTTGAAGTAGTTGATGTTATTGACACTGACCAAATTAATCACACAATTGTAAAGTTGTTTGTTGCCAATACATTAGTTGGTATCTACAGCAAAGATGCAAGATTTACACCAGTTGATGTCATTGCTGGTTATACTACAAATACAAATATTACAATCTCTCCAGGTTTTAATATTGGTTCATCTTCAGACATGACATATAACTTACAGGCCGCATCTGCGCTGGCCTTAATTGATTCTAGCGGTGTCGCTAAGTCTACAGATAGTTTTATGTCGGCAATTGATGACACTTATGCTAACGGTATTGTTTCTTTTAGAAATAACTTACCTGCAAAGTTTGGTTCTGGTGAAGAATTACAACTTGAGATTGGTGGTTCAGTTGCACAGTTGAAGTCTAACAAAGTTGATCAGGATGTGCAATTAACTACACGTAGATCTGGTGTAGCAGTTTATGATCCAGCAGTTTACATGAAAGCTGACACACAGTCTGTTGGTATCTTTACAGACGCTCCAACAGCTACTTTAGACGTAAATGGTAATACGAGAATCCGTGGTAATTTAACTGTAGAAGGTGCAACTACTACAATTAACAGTACAACATTAACGGTTGAAGATTTGCAAGTTGTTATTGGTAACGTTGGTACACCAACAGATATTACAGCAAATGGCGGTGGTATCCTATTAAAAGGTGCATCTGATAAAACATTAACTTGGAGTAACTCAACTACATCATGGACTAGTTCGGAACACTTTAACTTAACTGGTACACGTTCATACAAGATTGCGAGTGATGTTGTTTTAAGCCATAGCTCATTAGGAAGTACTGTTACAAGTGCGCCTGGTTTAACGAGCGTGGGACATTTAACTACAGTATATGCTGGTTGGATTTCTATTACAAATAGCTCTTTAAGTTACGTAAATTCAGGAAGCGCAGACGGTACAATTTATTTGGTTCCAAAAGGAACTGGTACTATTGACATGAGTTCGTCAAAAGTTACAAACGTTGCGACTCCAGATGCTGACACTGATGCTGCAAACAAGAAGTACGTAAATGATACGGTTAAAAACGCATCATTAGCTATATCTCTCAATGTTGGCGCACTTAACGATGCCGGTATTGCAACAACTTATTTGAATATTGTTTATCCAGTTAGTGAACACCTTGATGGTACAGTATGCCGTGTAGTTGCTACTGATAACCTTGGCGCTACTGTTATCAAGAGCTATTCAGTTGACTCAGTGAATAACACATGGGCACACCAGTTTGACTACGTATAAATATTAAATTAAGGAATTCGACAGCATGTCATATAGAATCAATCATTACAATGGATCATTAATTGCAGTAGTCAATGATGGTACTGTTGATAATACACTAGATATTACTTTAGTTGGTAAAAACTACGCTGGCTACGGTACTATTCAAAATGATAACTTTGTGTATTTGCTCGAAAATTTCGCAAATACCACACCACCAGCTAGCCCAATAAGTGGACAAGTTTGGTTTGATAGTGGCAATAAGAAATTAAAGTTCTTTGATGGTTCTACCTTCCGTACAACTGGTGGTGCAGAAATTGGTACTACTGAACCAAGCGGTTTAACTATTGGTGATTTCTGGTGGGACACTGCAAACAACCAATTACATGCATACACTGGTAGTGGATTTACATTAATTGGTCCACAAGTTGTTGCTGGATCAGGAACTACTGAAATGTTAACTACATCAGTTAGAGATACTGATGGCACCGTTCATTCTATTATCCAAGCTATCAGTAGCGGTGAAACTGCTTTTATTATTAGCTCAGACAGTGATTATACATTAGATGATACTTTGAATGCAATTGCTGGATTTACAACAATCCACAAGGGTATTACACTTGCGTACACTGATTCAGATTTATATCCTGGTGTAACTATTGCTGATAACAGATTCTGGGGAACAGCAACAAACGCTGATAAATTAGGTGGTAAGGATGCTAGTAACTTCGTTCAATCAGGTGACGCATCTTTCGATAGTATCGTTAACTTTGCTGACGTTGGTTACACTGTAGGTACCTCAACACCTAAATTGCGTGTTTATAACAACGCTGCAACAACACCAACATTCTCAAATATCTCTGGCGATACAATGGTATTCACTACCACTGTTAGTTCAACGACTGCGACAACAATGGTATTAAAGGGTGCAGATATTTTACCTGGTACTGCTGGTGTTACTAACTTGGGTTCATCAACTGCTGCATTTAACACATTGTATGGTGCATCGTTTACTGGTATTGCTGCCAAAGCACAGCAACTACGTGTTGGATCATCTAACAGTTATGCTAGTACTGATGCCTCTGCTACTGCTGGAACTATTCCTATAAGAGACATCAACGCTGACTTATTTGCACGTAAATTCCAGGGTACTGCGATAGCTGCACAATACGCTGACTTGGCAGAATTGTATTTGCCAGATCAAGAATATGAAGTTGGTACAGTTGTAGCTATTGGCGGTGATGCAGAAATAACACAAGCATCATTTGGAATGGATGCAATCGGTGTTATCAGTGATAAACCAGCGTACTTGATGAATAAGGACTTGGTTGGTGGATTGCCAGTTGCACTAAAAGGTCGTGTTCCAGTAAAAGTTATTGGTCCTATTCGTAAGGGTGATTCGTTAATTGCCAGTGGCAGTGGTCACGGTCGAGCAGATAACGAATGTGCAGGCCCAAGAAGATTTGCCATCGCACTAGAAAGTGACGATGGCAAAGATGTACGCCTAATTGAGTGTTTAATTCTTTAATTGCTAACTAATTTGTCAGCCATTGGAAAGATGGCTGCAATAGCTTTAGCACATGCGAGCGCCACAAGTTGGTGCTCTTTTTGTGTGCCATTACCACTACGTAATTCAATAAAGTGAATCCATGAACGTAGTGTTCCGTTCATATATAACTTACTTACTGTATTACCTTCTGGTAAAATAGCACGGGCTTGCTCTTTTGCAATGCCTTTCTCAATTGCTTCTGCATAAATGCGTTTCACAATATCAATGACATATTTTTGTTGAGCGTCCCACCAAGCTGCTAGTTGTGCATCACTTGATTCAATACTATTTTGACGATTCTTTGTATCTTGAAGACGTGCTTCGCGAACAACAAAGTCTAAGTCTTGTGTTGGATCTGCGTAACGTTGGCTAAATTCTTGAAAACTAAAACTACGGTGACGTAGAATTTGACGAGCAATATCTCGTGTAGTCTCAATTTCAACACATGCTGAAACCATTTCCAATGGACTCCAGTGTGCATGTTTTACCAAGTAATTGATTAATTTCTCACTTGTTTCAGTGTTAAATTGGTTGCTTGGATTTGATACTCTAGCACAGAAAGCAATAAGCTCTTGTACGTTATCAATACCTTGATCAGCAAATTCGGCAGTTGGTGTTGAGTATGATACTAATTTTACATTCATAGTTTTGATCTTTTCAGAAATTTTTCGGTTAGTTTTTCGACATCTTTCTTGACACGTTCAGTATCTAGTTTGAAATCAAGTTCTTCAATTGAATCTTCATAAGTTTTGTATAATTCTGTTAATGATTTTTCAAAAGATTTCCAACCATTCTTTTTTGTTTTTGTTGTTATACGAATTTCCCAAACCTTGCCATCCTTAAACTTAATGAGCACCATGTGCAAATAGCCAATGGGTACCACATTAAGTTTAACATCGCCAAAAACTTCTGGCCAGTGTGCGACAACATCATTGGGAAGTAATTTCCCTTGATGTGTCACTTTGCTTTCTTGGTAGGAACCAACTCCTCGGCTAGTCGGCGCATCTTAGCAGCGTCCTTAGCTAGTTTATCAGCTTGTGAGCGATAGAACTTTGCTTGTTCTTCTGGAGTACTGCCCATTACTGGTGGTGGTACTTCAGTATCTTCACCCATGTTGACACTAGTAGACGTTGTCTTAATTTGGTCTTCTGGATTAGGTGCTTTTGGTTCTGTCTTTAAATCTGGAGCCTTATCTGGAGCACCACGGATAGCTAAGTCATCTACGGCAACACCGCGTTGTTCTGCAATAAGTTGATTTAACTCTGACAATACAACTGTTGTGCTAGTTGTTGGAGTCATTTCAATAGTTGACGTTGGTGCTTTAAATAAGCGACCCTGGGAGTGCAACGCTGCTAACATGACGCTGCCATCTGAGAATGTTGAACGTGCAAGAGCTTCTGCAAATTCATGTGAGCTTTGACCAGCTGGGCTTTCAACTAAGTTAATAATTGAATCATGGTAGCTATCTGGAAGGTTTTCAGTAGTAATAATTAAACAGCTACTTGAATCACCTGGTAGTGTTCTATACGCTACCACGCATTTTTTCTTGGTAGCAATGATTCTACCAACGTGTTTTAATTCAGCCATTATTGGCCCCCTTGTTCCGCTTTCTTTTGCGCTTCTACTTGTTTAGCAACATTGCTCAAGAATGTTTCTAATTTAGTATATGTTTGACCAACTGCCATCATTTCATTTGGTTTAAAAGCACCTCGTGAACTAGCGATATCAATGATTGATTTCATTGCATTCAAGTCGTTGATGGTGAGTTCAGTTGATTGTTGATCTTGAGCAGTTTGACCAGCTGCCTCTGGAGCCTGTTGCGTTTCGTCAGCCATACGTATCTCCTTAGTAAAGTACGTATGTAATTATCTGTTCTGTAAATGCGGACACGCAATTGTGAAAAAGCTCATCTCTTTCTCACTTTCGAAACCAATACGGGTAGTGTACACAATTGTATTAGTATTATCCAAGGCAATGCCCTGACCAATAAAATACCGATTATTGAGGTTTTTCTTAATCCAAGAATCAAGCAATTTCACTCTGGATGGATTGTAACCATCCAGAGCTGTGTACTTAAAATGTGGACAAGCAAACTCAACTCTGCGTAGATTAAAGTAATTTAGAGAGTTGGGTTTTCCGTTTTTTAGACTCATTTTTTAAACTCGTAGTATCCAACTTCACCGAATGGTGGTACGATGCTAGTGGTACCGTGGATAATGAATACTGTATCACAGTAGTCTTCATCACCCCAAGATCCACATGGATATCCATCAGTAAACATGATAAACTTTTTAGGTTGAATATCGTGTTTTTCCATGTATTCCCAATTGGCTTCAAAAGAAGTTCCGCCACCACCCATTGGTTGGTATTCGTCAAATTCGTCCATATTGTAGCCATCGAAGTCAGCTTCGTTATAAACACGGGTGTCAAAGCACCACAGTTTAATTTTGAAGTCTTTGTATTCTTCCATGATGCCCTTAATCTCAGACAAGAAGTCTTTAGCTTGGTCATCACCAATAGAACCAGACATGTCGATAGACACACAGATGTCGATAGTTTCTTGGAATTGTGTACCAGGAAGAATTGCATTCATGTGCCAACCTTTACGGTTTGGACGCAAGAAAGAATAGTCATTCTTGATAACACTTTGGATTTGCTGGCGCAAAATTTCACGCCAGTTCATCTTAGGTTCAGTCAATTCCTTGATCATGCGTTGGATGCTTGCAGGTGTATTACCTGCGCCAGCGGCTTGGGCAGCTTGCATTACAGCTTCGCGAATTTCGTCACGAATTTGACGCATTTCTTCTTTAGAGTATTGTGGTTGACCTTCACCGTTACCGTTTTCCCAGTCAATGTGATCATCGACTAATTGACCATTTGGGCCGCCACCATTCTTTTTAGCATCTTCCATCAATTCGTCATAGATCTGTTCTGCAGACTTACCGTAATGCTTTTGATCGTGGAAAATTTTGATATCAGGAACGTTGTGATCACCAATTTTATCACGTACAAGCTGGCCGTTAACACAGTAGTCAGCGGCAATGTTGTACATCTTTGGATCACGGCTTTCACGTCGACCCATGTGATCAAATACGTTGTGCATAATTTCGTGTGCAATAACAAATTCCACTTGTTTAGTAGTCATTTTGTTAAAGAAATCACGATTGAAGAAAATAGTGCGACCATCAGTAGCCGCAGTTTTTACGAATGGGCCACCTTCTTCAATTTTTAGACGAGTGGCCATGTTACCAAAGAATGGGTGGCGCAATAGCAAGCCTACTCGGGCAACGATAATTTTGTCAATGACTGGATCTAGATGAGCCATGTTTTTTCCTAAGTTTTGTAAGTGTATAGATTATAACAGGGACCGCAGTCCCTGTCAATCACTTAGCTTACTTTTCAGTAGCTGCTGCGATGTATTTACCAAACTTTTGGTGGAACTCATCGAAGCACTTGATTTCATCTGGATCAAGTGGCAGTTTGTAGCTAGACAATGCCAACTTGGTGCCCATGATAACCAATTCGGTTTCGAAGTTCTTCATCATGAATTCGAAGAAGTTGTTAACTTGATCGTTCCAATCTTTAGCCTTCTTATCGCAAGAATCTTTCAATTCGTAGCACAAGCTAATAGTAAGCGAGTACATAGCTGAAATTTCCTTGTTGTCCATCTTGGTAACCTTACCAGACAAAATGTCGGTTGGGTTAGGCATCTTGCTAGCAACCTTACGGTGTGCCATGAACTTGAGTGCCAAGCCTTCACCAATCGCACCTGAGACCAAGTCTGTCAGTGTTTCAGTGTCAGTGTCGTCATCAACAAGCAATTCGCTAACAAATGACCAGCTACGTGGGGTAGCAAATGCACGGCTTGAAGACTTTGGATCAAAGTCGTACAAGTCTTTCTTGCTAAAGCTCAAGAAACCAACAACGTCTTTGTGGATCTTGTTATCAGTAGCCCATTGGAAATAATCTTCCCAATCATACGTCATTTCCAAGTGAACGAAACGGTTTGCAAGCGGGGCAGGCATACGATATGTAACGCCCTTGTCGCTTTCACGGTTACCAGCTGCAACGATAACAACGTTATCTGGCAAGCTATATGCACCGACACGACGGTTAAGAACCAATTGATAAGCAGCCGCTTGTACAGCAGGTGCCGCGGAGTTCATTTCGTCCAAGAACAAGATGATCTGTTTGTGGTTTTCTGCAAATTCCTTGCTAGGCAATTCTGCAGGAGGAGCCCACTTCATAGTCTCGTTGTTTGAATCAAAGTATGGAATACCTTTGATATCAGTAGGTTCCCAAAGTGAGAGACGGACGTCAATAACATGGGCTTCCAATTCAGTGCCAAGTTGTTTAATGATGTCTGATTTACCAATACCAGGAGGACCCCACAAGAAGATGGGACGTTGTTTTTTAAATGCTTTACGCAAAGAACGTTTCGCACCGTTGGGGCCGACTACGCGGCTAAGAACTTCTGCCATTTTTTTTCCTATCTTGAAAAAAGTTAATCTGTGTTAATGAGTCTCTAGTATATGACAGAAACATCACTATGTCAATACTTTTTAGGAATTATTTAGATCTTTTTCTCGTTCAGACATGGCTTTTACTAGACCAAACTTTCGAATGTCGTCCGAAAACAACATTAGCTCAAAACTTTTACGTTCTGAGAACACTGTAATGCTTTGGTTAGTTAAGAAGTATGGACAATCAACATATCGCTCTAGGAATATGATTGTTTGTGGGCTAAGTTCAATTGATTCAGTAAATGGGATTTCATACATAGTGATTTGAAGCTCTTCAGTAAGAAATTCAAAGCCATCTTCTGTCAATCGATATGCGTGTGGTTTATTAGCTCTGTTTGATTGCCACCACTTGCGACCAAACATTTTAACATTTGCCTCGTCCGTGCTTTTGCCCCATTGTTGGAGAAATATCCTTGTTAAGGCATCACGGCTAATTGCTGTCATTTTACAATAGTGCCTGTAGTTAGCATAACAACTTGGAAGTCTTCAGTTCCAAAAGTCAAATTCAATTTTTTAGCCAAGTTGCGAGCATGGCCTGGATTACTAAAAGATACCTTTTTGTATTTTGGGCCAGGATAGCTTGTTAGGCTGTTAAAGCTCTTTAAATTGAAAGGAGCACCTTTATAGAATACAGCCCAGATCGCGTCGGCTTCTAAAATTTGTTCAGCCTTATACGTCTTTTTGTTTACATTCTCTAAAAGTACTTTTGGTTTTGGTCGACTCATATACGTAATCCATCTAATTAACTACGTATATATTTATCCTATTTGTCGCTAAAATCGCCCCCATCTAACTCTACGGTAACTACTTCGGAGTTAGATGATTGCTTTAATTCATTAAACAGGCTTTCGTAGTCTTGATTCATCTTGTCAAGAACCTCAGCTAATGCTAGTCCTAGCAACCTTGCTTGCTGAATTGGGATTTTAAACTCTCTCTGCTGTGCCAATTCAGTTGCTTTGAGTGCTTGGATAAATTGTGTAATTGGGGTAGTATTAATCATTGTCGTTAGTATTTGCAACTGAAAGTGCTTGTTTCATTTCAAGCTCAGTTTTAAATGGTCCTTGATAGTCGTATCGTTCAACAGTGATGAGTTTAGGGCACATGCTTTTTAACCACAATTTGTTAAACCGAATAATG